TTGCTTCTGAAGATGCCACCCCAGAAGAAGTTGGACTGAGTGCCACTCTTGCCAAGACCGCCGCCCCACTTATGCGAGGATGCAAAGAGGGGAAGACCGTCGGGAGCGGTAAGGTCGATCGCCGCATGTGCGAAAATGCCCTCAGCGCTCGTGCCGTTCGCAAGCGCGTACTCGCAGATCTTGTGCATAGTCTTATAGTAGGCTCTCGTGAAGTTCTCGGCTCTGCGCTTTGCATCCGTCGCGACACCGTAGTTTGCGTCCTCCATCATCTCTGCCGAGATGGTGAACTCCTTCATAAACTGGATGTGCTCGATGAACTTGCGGTAGGTCTCGCTTACGGTATCGTTCTCTGCGCCTGCGCCCTCGACGGTCGCGCGGAAGACGTCAAACTCGTTCTGACCTACGATGGTCTCACCGAACTTGCCGCTCTTTTCAACGTTGAAGAGCCAGTCGCAAATGCCGCCCTTCTTGGTGAGGAGGTCGCTCTCGTGCTCGATGACCATCTTGATGGGGGTCTCAAGCTTGCCGACGGCAGCGTTGGCGAGACCCGTATTTTTGGAATAAATTATCATTGTCCCTTATATCTCCTTTCAGCCGGGGAAAATTACGTATGCCGTGTCACCCGTGTTTTTGGCGCCTGCAAGATCGATGATCTCGGCAACGCCCGAGGTGGTGTTGGCGGTTATGCCCTGCGCAAGCGTAGGCGTGAGGGCGAGAGTTACCTTGTCGCCGACCTTGAGACCGACAGGAGGCGCACTGAACGCCGCCTCGAATACCATGTTAGGATCGATCTTGTAGCAAAGAAGGCGCTTCTTGGTTCCGAATTCCACCGTTTCGCATACGACGTGGGTGGGAATATCGGTGGGGTTGACGTTGGTCGCTACACCGCCGGAGATCTTGATAACCGAGCCGGCGTAGTAATCGTTGTCGGGATCCGTCGGTACGTACTGAGGCTCGGCGACGTTGGTGCCCGAGTTAAGAATTTTTACTAGCTTAAACATTTCGTTTTCCTTTCTTTTATGCGTTTACTTTTCTGTAGAGCGATTGGAGCTCGGCATCGCTGAGATCTCCGAATAGCTCGCGAGCGTGATAGAGCTCCTCGCGCGACATACCGCCGCGCGGCGCACCTGCGCCTCTCGGCACGGCGGTGGAGAGATGAGATCTGTTATCCGCGCGTCTTGACCTCTCGCTCGTCGCGAGATAAGCCTCCCTCGGACTTAGCCCAAGGTCGCGCAGCGCCGCGTATCTTAACGGGTTGTCGAGCTCGGTGAGGTCTATCATTCCGAGCAGCTCGGGGAACTGTCGCTTGAGCTCGCGGATATCATTCTCCATAAGCTCAGCGTAGTCTACCTCTGCCTCGGATGTGACCTCGGGAGCATCCTCCCTTTCGGTGCTCGGCTCCTCCGTTACCTCTGTGGGCTCGGATACGGCGGCGTTCTCGATTTCAACTGTGGGCTCGATAGCCTCGCCCTCGATGATTTCCTCGGTGATCACTGTGCCTTACCGCCTCTCAGATCTCCCTTGCCAACGGTCTTGGTCGACTTCGGCTGATCCTTCTGTGAGTTCGGCGCCGTTACCTTACCGATACCGAGGGTGCGGTAGGGTGCGCTCTTGTCTGTGCATTTCTCGTTTTTCATAGCTTTTCCTTTCTTACGTTAGCCGCCGGCATAGCTGCCGGTGTTTTTGTTTCCGATGCTCTCGATATACTCGAGATACTCCTTTGAGTAGGCATCGCTGTTGTGCATATAGTCCTTCGCGATCTTTGCAATATCGAGTGCGTCCTCCTCTCTGAGTCCGAGCTCGCGTGCATAATCTGCGGCGCTCTCGGGCGAGATATTGTGCTTGAACATCTCTGATATCACTTTGAGGCGCAGAGCACGTCTGAGCTGTGTATAGGCGTTGCGGCTTGCCGACTCTGCCTCTTCGGGCGTAAGTCCTGCCTCAATACCGTAGAGATAAGCCGCACCCGTGTCAATTATTTCGCCCTTCACGAGGGCTGACACGACCTTGTTTTTTAGGTTCCTCTGCTTTGCATCGTACTCACTGAGATATTTGAGATATCCGCTCCTTGCCGACCTTTCCTCTGCGTCGCGCTTTTTCGCAAGCTCCAGAGTGGTAGACTTGAATTTTTCCTCTGCACCCCTTGCAAGATGCTCGGCGTATCCGCTTGTGGTAAGTCCGCGCGAGGCGAGTGATTCCTTTACCGTACCGTGTGATCCTCCCGAAAGCTTAGCCGAGAGTGCGGCTGTGAGCCTCGCGTCCTTATAATCCTTCTCGAAATTGCGATTCGTGCTCCTTAAGTAGTCGCCGTATGAGGTCGGACGGTTCTTGATCTCCTTGTTTCGTATATACGTTTCCAGAAAATCCTTGATCGTGGGTAGTCCCTTACTCAATCGCCTCACCTCCCATCTCTCGCTCTACCTCGCATTTGAAGTACTCGACGTTTTCTCTTGCGTACGGATAGTGTGCGCGCTCCTGGCATTGCCAGTAGCGCAAAAGCGTGGTCGCGCTCTTAGGGTCGCCGAGGGTGCCCGACCTGAGGTTCTCGAGATTTCTCTCCCACAGAGCCTCTCTGCCGTACTCGTTGCCGCCGTTGAGATCCACGCCGAACAGATAATCGTCGTCGTAGTAATACTCATTTCTTCTGACGTCGTATTCTATGAAGTCGTAGCGGTTGAACTCTGCCGAATGCACTCGTCCGTAGGCATCCTTATATGAGAGCCTGCGAGGCTCGTCTGCGAAGGCGAGATAGAGCGTGAAGATTATCCTGTCGAGCTCCGCGTAGGCGGTATGCTTCATCTTCTTTTTCGACTCAAGTCTGCCGGATGCCTGAGATATGCGCAGCTGTCTTGCTACGCCGGATTCGCCGTGGAAATTGTCGATTCCCTGGTATGCATCGGATATACCGATAACGCGCTTTGCCTGGTCGTAGAGACGCTCCGCCTCGGCTATATCCTGCGATACGTCGGGGGTCGTGTCAACTTTTCCGTACTGTGCGGCGCTCTCTCCGGGCTTCATCTTGATCACCTGACCGAATACCGAGTTGTTGATCGATACGCTTGCATCCTCGGGTACTATCGGAGTGACGCCCGCACGTAGCAGCTTCTTGAGTATTCTCGACTCGATCTTGTTGATAGCCTGCTGCTGCGGACGTATATACTCGCAGTCCGACTGTCCGAGAAGTGCTCCCTCGCCCGAGGTGTTTTTTCTTATAACTATGGGGAAGGATCTCGGCACGTAGTAGGGAATACTCGTTCTTTCCATGACGATCTCACCGTCGCGCGTTATAGGAGAGCTTGCGGGGATCCTGATGCCCGAGGCAAGCTCAAGCTCGCGCGAGAGAGTCTCTCGCTTTATCTCGCCGAGCACGGGTGTTGCAGTGCAATCACAGCCACCCCACTCGCCGCCGCATACAGGGCAGATCTCGCCCTTTCGCATATAGTATCTCGGCAGGTCGGAGAGGGGGAGCGTGCCGGAGAAGATATATCTTCCGACCTCTCCTTCCTCGTCGCGATAAAAGCAGATGACCACGGATACCGTGTCACCGTCGGTATCTTGGGAGAATTCCATCTCGCATTCCGCGAGCATCACGTCCTCCTCGCTTACGCCGTACCTTCGCATAAGCTCACCGCGCGTGGTCGTGAAGCGCAGGAAGCAGTATTCCATATCCTCGACCGATGATATTCCGGGCTGAGGCACGAAGTCCCTCGGGGAAATGCAATGCACCTTCACCGAGCCGATCTCGGAGCCGTGACCCGCTGAGTTGTCCCACTCTGCGTACCATACGCTTCCGCCGTACACATAGGTATATCGCTCGTCGATGTCGTTCATTCTCTCGAATGGGAGCCTGTCACGAACCGAGGCGAGCAGGCGCTCGATCGTATGCGCGCACCTTGAGCGCTCCTCGCTGTATGAGGCGGGCTCTGCCTTTGGCATCGGTATGTCCGAGGATATCTGGCTTTCTACTATTTCGTAGGTGATATTTCTTACGGTAAGTGCTCTTTCGGTCGAGCCGTCTATTTCGCTCGAGCCGCGGTACTGCTCCATGCTCCGCTCGAGGGCGGAGTAAACGTCCGCGTTTGCGTTTGTTGCCGACTCGTAGAGGTCGCGGAAGAACTCAAGGCGTGATGTTTTACTTGTTTTTTCGATTTTCACTGTGGTTCTCCGTATTTTTGCTTCAGATATTTTTTGCCCGCCTCGTCAGCCGCACGGTAGTCCTCCCACATATCGGCGCTCCATACGGAGCGGCGTCTTGCACTCGGTTCGTCGCCGGGACGGGTGTGGAAGATAGCAAAGCCGCGCAGAGCATCGGGGGCGTGCGTGATTTCGTGGGGCTCGGTGGCACAGTCGGTGGGCTTTAGCTTGTCTATCGCGAGTGCGGGCAGACATCTTATAAGCTCGGTGCAGGTGTTGAATATCTGCAGCTTCGTGCCGCCCTCCCCCTCGCATAACAGCTCCTTTACTGCGAGCCATCCGCATTCGCGGTCGTTCGAGGTCTTGGTAAAGCTGACCCCGAACTCGGCGAAGATGCTTGCCTTTGATTTTCCCGTCTCCTGGCTCCTGCTCCATAGGTCGGGCGGCGCGAGGGTTGCGTATATATCCTCCGCAGGTAGCGTGCGGTCGGTTATTGCTCTTGCCGCCGCGCTTATCGGAAGAGAGGACTCGCAATACTCACGGTAGACGTACGCCCGTCTGTCGGGCGATACCGCTATCCAGAGAACTGCGAGTCTGTCAAGTCCGTAGTCGAGCGTTCTGTACCTGCGCCAGTGTGCGGGTATCTCAAACGGTGCTATCACGTGTCGCTCGCGACTGAACTCGTTGAAATACTGTCCCTCGAATATATCCCAATCTCCGTAGAGAAGAGCTTTTTTCTCTCTTTCGGGCAGAGCCTCGAGCCTTTTTCTGTACTCGGGATCACCGCGCGATAGAAAGCCGTTGTCGTCGAGCAGAGAGGGAATGAATACTCGTCGCATTCCGTCCTCCCCCGTAAACGGGGTGCCGGGAGGGGATGGATCGACGAACCTTGCCTTTACCCAGGTGTGCCCCACGCCACCGGGGTTGGTCGAGGATTTTATTTGCTTCGGGTAGCCGTTGGCTCCCCTCACGCGTGAGATAAGGTAGACGTATTGCGCCTCTGTGAAATGCGTAAGCTCGTCAAATCTTATGCAGTCGTATTCCGCCGACTGATACTGATATACGTCACTTTCTGTGGCACAGTAGCCGAAGTCTATACAC